ACGGTAGTCAGTGGCGACCTTCCACAAGTTCTGATATAGTAGAATGTGTAAGCTGCGGTAACGAAGTGGACACACCAGAGGAGATTGCTTCTTACCCAGACGGTAAATGTCCTGATTGTGGTGAGTCGTGGACAGGAAGCGAAAAACGAAGTACAACTATTGTAGTAACAATGCCTGAACAAATTAAGGGTGACTCGTAATGTCAATAATGGGTATTCTTGGAGCACTAGCTGGCAACGCACTATTTCCTGGTGCGGGTATGTTAGGTGGTTTGCTTGGTGGTGGACTTGGTGCCATAGCTGGAGAAAAACTTTTTAACAAAGATGACGGTAATGAGGATGCTAAAGAACGTTTTAAAAAACTAAACGAAGGTCCACCAACGGCTGAGGATGCTTTAGATAATTTATTTAAGTCTAGGTTTACTGATCCTGAAACAGGTATTTCCCCTCACTTTGATACAGCAGCAGCTAGAGATGCTTATGACAGAGAGTTTATGAAAAAACATGGTGGTCAACCTGTGTTGTATCAAGGTTTAGCATTAGGTGGACAAGCGGAGTCTGGTATTGGGGGCTTGATCCAAGGTCCTGGGACCGTGACCAGTGACTCAATACCTGGTGGTATTATGCAGAACGGTCAAAAGGTAGAAGAGATATTGGTATCTAATGGTGAAGTTATTTTATCAGGAAAAGATTTGGCTGGACTAGATCCAGATGGTAATATGGAAAGAGCGGGTATGCGGTTAGGCGGAGCAGCTAATGGCAGTCGCGGTGCGGAAGCAGCCAAGATGTTTGCTGAAGTACAAAAACTGAAAGAAGGGTAAGAGCATGTCAGAACTCACACAAACAAGTATTACGGACTTACCCGAGTATCAACGAAAATATATGAAAGAAATCCTAGACCGTGCACAGGCTCTAGGTAAACAGGCTTATACACTTCCAGCATATCAGGTTGCTGGTCGCACACCCTTACAACAACAAGCTACCAGTTTAGCCACCCAAGGTGTGGGTGCGTATATGCCTATGCTACAGGCAGGAGAGAAAGCAACAAGTGCAGGGATTGCAGCAACCCAAAGCCTATTAGATCCGAACGCAGCAATGGCGTTTATGAATCCGTATCAACAGGCAGTTTCCGATGAGATAAACCGTGCCTATGATATTCAAGCTAGAGATGCTGGACTTGCCGCTGTCGGACAACCGGGCGGTCCTTCTGCTTTTGGAGGATCTAGAGCCGAGATAGCGAAACGTGAGATAGACAGGAATCGAGCTTCGGCTTTGGCACAAGCACAGGCGCAAGCTTTTAGTCAGGCGCAACAACAACAATTTAACAGAGCGGATGCAGCGGCACGAGGTCTGGGTAGCTTGGGTATGCAACAAGCTAAACTCGGCGAGGCGTTTCAAGGTCTTAACATTAACGATCTTAATACACTTATGTCCATTGGCGGACAAGAGCAGCAGCAGCGTCAATCAGAACTGGATGCAGCACGTCAGACACAATACCAAAATGTTATGCAGCCTTTCCAACAGCTTGGTTTCTACTCAGACGTATTTCAAGGAATGCCTACGGGTCAAACTAAGTTCTTGGATCAACAGAAGTCAGATCCTAGCTTCCTGTCACAGGCTGCTGGACTTGCCGGAGGGTTGTATAGTCTAGGGCAGATGCCCGGATTTGGGTTTGGAGGAGGGTAACGATGAACGTACTCAACCGTAAGATGTTTGTTAATCGAGATGCTCGGCGCAAGCTGGCAAACATGGGTGGCATACTTGCATCCTCTCCAGAACTTATGCAAACGGCGCAGAGGTTTCAAACTGGTGGTCCAGCCACTGTTCCAGGTTTTGTTCCGTTTAAAACCAAAACTGTAATAATGGGAGATCCAAAAGGCGGCACGTTGTACGATTTGTATTCTGATGGCAGTGCTATTTTGGTTTCTACAGGCACAAGAATTGATCCTAACAACGCAAGCAACCAAAAGTTTCTTCAGATGTTACAAAGATTACCTGATGTAACCAATACATCTATTTCTCAACCAATTGAAGAAACAGACATACCTAAATTAGATACCACTCCTGTTCTTAACGAACAGTTACAAAGCAAGCCTAATACTGTTAGGGTAACCGGGGATGAAAATTACACGCCCACAGCTGCTGAGTTGGATCAACAATTGCTTGACATGGGTGCTCCTGACAAACGTTTTGATTTTGTCTCAATGGATGAGATTTATGGTGACAGAGAAGATCTCAAACCCATGACTCGTACCGAAGCCATGGTTAAAAGCGGACAACTACCTGACTCTAGCAAAATTGAGGATAAACCCGGTACTCTTATGGATGATTTGTACAGGTTGGGCATAGATGCAACAAATGTTCTCAGGGCTGGGGGCATTGACTATGGAAACAGACCTGTATCAACAGAAACAGCAGATAGAATAAATCAAAGATTTGTAGCCTCTCCGTTGGACTCAGATATGTCTACTGCTGCTGCCAATAAAAGTACAAGCACAGACACAGATAAAGTAGAAACAGCAACAAACACACCTTATTATGTTTCTCCAGGTGTGAAAGCAATCAAAGGTTTCTTTGGTTTTGGCGATGACAAAGAAAAAGAAGAAAAAAAGAAAACTAAAAAAACTAAAGAGGTAGAAATTGCAGATGATGCGGATGCGGATTTAGACAAACCCGGTGAAAGAGGTTTTACTCCGGGCGAAGACGACACCATAGCAGCGTTGGAAGAGATAGCCACAAGTGATAAAACTCCAGAAAAAAAAGTTGAAGGAATTAGGGAGAAAATTTTTGGTCCAAATGTAGATTCCCAGACTGCGATAGCTCAATACCAAACAAAGTTTAACGATATCCTTGGAGAAGACAGAGATCTAAATGAAGAGAAGTGGCATACACTAGCCATGATAGGGTTTGCTATTGCTGCTGGTGAGGACCCAAATGCCCTGACCAACATAGCCAATGGTCTGCTTGAAGGTACGAAGATGGCGAGAGAAGACAGAGCCACACGTCAGGCAAGAAAAGATAAGATCAATATGTTGGCTCTTGAACAGTTCTTTGCAGACGAAAGACTCCGTAAAGAATTAGAAGGAAGAGAGACGGTTGCAAACATTCAAGCATCAGCTAGATCTAAGGATTACTTGGAAACATCAGATGGCAGGGCCGCATTATCTTTGTACAAATCAATAGTTATATCACCAGATCCGGGAGGAGAACTTTCAGATAAATCTACATCTGAAAGAATAAAGGCGTTTGAAAATCAAATAGGAAAAGAAAACGCTGATAAATTTTTCGAAGAAACCGGGTTTCCTAGAGCACCAGCCGAAGATGACAAAAGAACTTTAGATGATATTACATAGAGTAGATTAACGATGCCTACATTCTCAGAGTTAGAATCAGCAGCCTTATCTGCTTATGATAGAGGGGATATAGAAGGGGCTAAACGTTTAAAGAAAGAAGCTTTAGCTACACAACAATACGAACTTTTGGAGAAGCAAGCCTTATCCGCTTATGATGCAGGGGACGTAGAACTTGCAAAAGAAATCAAAGCAGAAGCTTTAGCTACACTGGCACCCTTCGAAGAGTCTCGGCTCACGGACATTGGTCGAGGGTTCAAAGCTGCACCTGTCACAGTGGCGCAAGGTATAGCAGAGTTTGGTGCAGCCGCATCAGACATTGCGTTTGGTACAGAATACTCAAGACCAACTAGCGATTTCTTCAACGAGTTTAGAAGAGAGAATGACCTTGATCCTCGAACCACGGGTGGAGAAATCACAGAAGAACTTTTGTCTTTTGGTCTAGGTTTTATTCCCATAGCTGGATGGTTAGGTCGTGCTAGTTCCGTGGCCCGTGGCACAGCCAAAGTAAAAGCTCCTGCCAAAAGCAAGTTCTTTAAGTCAGCAGAAAAGTTTGGCAAATCTAAAACAGGTAAAAATTTATTAGACAGTCGAGCAAAGTTAATCGGATCTACTGCCTTAGCTACAGCAGGATACGAGGCTTTTGTTACACCAGACGGTAGACCTACTATATCAGATGCTTTTGATTTTATGCCTGATGCACTTAAAACAACTGATACAACACAGATGAGTGGGTCTGAACTAGCATACAATAGACTCAAAAATAAATATCGAAGAGGCATCGAAGGAGGTTTAGCCAGTGGATTTGTAGATCTGGTTTTGCCTGTGGTGGGTGCAGGTGCTCGAGAACTTGGGGCTTTACCGTTTGTTAGTGAGGGTTTGTCAACGCTAGGCCAGGGAGCGCAAAAGTATTTTGGTGCGGCTAACCGATTACTTGATAAGGCTCCTGGAATTAAACCAAGCAAACAGAAATTCAAAGAGTGGTTTAACCCAACTGCTTTGGCAGATGCAGATATTATGGAAGAGGCATTCGATGTAAAAGCTGTGAGAGACACAGCAGAGCGCGAGGCTTTCCAGTACTATAAAGCTTTTGAAAAAGCGACAGGAGAATTTTTTAGAATATCTAAAGTTCCTGCCATGCGTAGACGTAAAAGAAAAGAAGTTAAAGAAAAGCTGTACAATTATCTTATAAATGGAAACGCAGAGAGTCTTGAGGGTTTGAACAAGGGAGCAAAGAAAGCTGCCGAGCGTATGCTTAGATTGGACCAAGAGTTTCAAGACAAGTTTATATTAGAGTTAGAAAAAAGAACCGAAGGGGTTACAGGCACTCCGTTGGTTGCCGCCCTTAATACTATAAAAAGAAACAGAGATGAGGTCGGTGGATACTTACGTCGTAGGTTTGAGATGTATGACAGGCCAGATAAGTTCTATGACAACTTAGATTTTGATTCCAAAGTTTATCAAGATGCTCTTCGAGAAATGAAAACTTATGTTAGGAATACACAAAGAGATCCTGGAAAAACACAATACGAAGAACTCTTTGGAGAGGGAACATATCAAGGTGCTCTTACTGATGCAGAAGCAGATGCCTTTGCAGAAAGAAAACTTTTATCGTACTTAAAACTAGATTTAGCGGAAGGTGTTATAGATCCCAAAAGTGCCCTTGAGTTAAGAAAGAGTGCGTTGAAAGAAGTTAACAATGTTGTTTTGCCTGGGCGAGTGGTCAGCTTGGTTGACAATATGTTAATCGAACGGGTTGAGGAACTAAACAAACTACCAAAGACTCTTGAGCTAATGGGAGAAATCAAAGATCCTCAGACTGCATTTATTAGAACCATATCTGATTTAGCTCAAACAACAGCAGGTTTAAAATTCTATGAAGGCGTAGCAAAAGATATTTCTGAAGGAGGATTTAGCGTAGCTGCCTCCACTGCTTTCAATATGTTGAACAGAGGACAACGACCCGCGATTGTTCGTGCTCCAAAAGCTGAACCAAATTTTTCTACAACAGTTGGTGGAGACGAAAGACGCATCATTTATGATCCAGAAACTCTGGAGTTTGCGGACACAGAAGCAGCTAATATAGAGGGTTTAGTTATACCAAAAGCTGAGTTAAGTTTTTTAAAACGTTTACAAGCAGAAAACTATGTAAAATTAGAACCAGATAAAACAGGAGAATCTTTCTTCGGCGGTGCGTATGCAGACCTATCTGATATGTATGTAACCCCAGAGGTCAAACAAGCACTCACAACTCCTGCTCGTATGGGACTAGATGAACTAGGACAAGCCATAGCCATAGGTGCATTGCTCAAGGGTCAGGCACAACGTATGACTATTGTTCCTAACATTATCTCACAAGCTAGAAACATTAGCGGTAACGTTATTGCTGTGGCAAACAACGGAAACTTTACCAAGGACAGTGATTTTATAGATGCCTTCAGGGTGGTTGCAGCCAACGTGGATCTTATGGATGACGAGGCGGTTCGTAAGTACAGCCGAGAGCTTGGTGCTTTGGGTGTTATGGATACCAGCCTTGTAACCTCTGCCCTTCGAGACTTCAAAGAGATGGCACAAGACTTTCAAGTGGCAGGTAGGTTACAAACTGCTGTGGACAAATCAACATCCGTCATACCCTTTATGCAACAGCTTGAATCGTTTTATTCTGACTCTGACTCTTTCTTCAAAATGATGTCTGTATTTGCGGAGCAAGCAAAAGTAACCAACGCTCTTGGTAAAGCAAACTTGGACATCAATAACCTGCCACCAAATGTATTTCCTGAGTTACAAAAAGTATTTGTAGAACAGGGGATTGCCAAACGTGGAGCATCCTTGGCTCTTGAGCAATCACCTGCAAACTTTCTCCTAACTATGTCGGGCGACATCGTTAAAGATACCATGCCTGTGTACAGCCGTGTAGGTAAAGCAATCCGTAGACTCGATGCTATACCAGTGTTTGGTAACTTTACATCGTTTGCATCTGAAAACATCAGAAACTCTGCCAACACCTTGGCTCGAGGCATCAAAGAAATGTCTTTCAAAATAGATCCCAACACGGCGTCAGGTAGAGCTTTAATTAATTCAATAGGGGAGGAGAATGCAAAGATTCTTGAACGACGCATCCACGGTATTGGAACCAACAGACTTACGTCCTATGTAGCTACGTCCGCTATTCTTCCAGCAGCCATGACCAAAGCTTCGATGCTTGCAACAGGAACCACGGAGCAAGAGATGAATGCTGCTCTTACCTTGACAGCAGACTTTTACGACGGACATCAGATGATCGTTCTCGACAATGACAAACGTGGCAACATATCCATGGGAGATCTTAGCTTTATATTCCCGCATGCATTTGTTTTAGATCCTGCCCGGGCTGCTCTTCGAACATATTTTGAACAGGGTGAATTGGGTAAAGGCGAGGCTGAACAAATACTAAACTCTTCCTGGTCCGCTATTGAGGGTTACGCCGAACCGTTCTTGTCTGAATCTTTGATCTACGAACGGGTAAGAGATGTGCTGCCACAGTCTTGGATTGGTCGAGACGGGGAAACACAAACAGGTTCAAGAGTTTATGCAAGCGCAGATGATTTTGGAACCAAACTGCAAAAGAGTTTTACACACATAGCTGGTACATATATCCCAGGTTACGGTCGCATGTTCCAGGAAGAACGATCTGGTAAGTTTCAAGAGGGTCGATTGCTTCGAGCGTTAAAGGATCAGGGGGGAACTCGTGGTCAGGAGTATACGGTCAATGAAGAACTTGCTCGGGTTGTAACAGGTCTTACACCCATCAACGTGAATACTAGAACTGATTTTGAGTTTCAAGGTGGTGAGTATCTCCCACTTAGATCCTCTGCCAAGGGGTCTGCCAACAGAGAAATCAAACGTGCAGATGCAACCATACCAGAAGTCATAGAAGGATGGTCCACGTACCTCGATAACTTATATCGTGAGCAAAGTAGACTGTACTACAAGATCGAAGCTGCTCGAGCCATGGGTGCGAGTGACGCATCCATACGCAAAGGCCTAGTAAAATCTGGTATGGGTGGAGCAGAAATTAACGTCATTATGCGTGGGCAGTTCTGGCCTGGTTTAGCTTCCAGGGAACTAATTATAGAAGTCAAATCAGAAATGCGTAGCGAAGATAAAAAGTATTTAATTAAGGAACGTCCTTGGGCAGAACTAAACAGGTTGTCCAACGAACGTAGGTTTGAAAAGCTACAGCCATTGGTGGCAAAAGAAGAAAGAGATGCCAGACTTGCAGAGCGTCGTGCAGATCGAGCACGTAGGATAGCGGAGGCCACACCAGTAATAACTACGCCTGAAGTAGAACAGCCACAGGCCGAGGTGTCTTTTCCGCAGACTATCACAACCCCAGTTAGAAACACGTTGGCTCAAGTCAGAAACACAGCAGGTAATCTAACAGAAGGGTTTGTAGAAAGAGCACAGACCATTGCTCCAAGTGTCTTCGGTGACCCTGCTTCGCAGAGTGCCAACCTAGAAATACAAAGACGTAGCGACTAGTCTTCTTCTACTTCTACCCTAACGCCCTTGCCTCCCAACAGTTGTATGAGTTCATCAGCAGATGCTTCTACATCTCGTAAAGTCTTTTCGTTTCCTGTTGTAGCAGCTAACTCTATGGCTGTGCCAACAAAATCCATCAGGCATTTGACCTGCATTGGATGCATTTCTCTTAATCCTAGTGTCTTCATGTTTGGATCTATCACTCTACTTCTCCCCAATCTGGTTGAATATCTACGTCAATTTTAGAGGGCACCTTGAGAGGTACACCTGTTTCCATTAATTCTTTTATTTTTTCAACTTGGGCTTCATCTTCTATGTTGAAGCATAACTCATCATGCACCGTAAGCATAGGTGTAAGTCCCTCGTTGTAACAATCAAGCATTGCTTTCTTTGTCTGGTCGGCTGCTGATCCCTGAATCAATCTGTTCAATGCCTTGTATGTGAAGGCTCTTCTAATCTGTTTGCCGTACTCCTTCTGTGCGTCGTCGTGAGGCAGTGGTTTACCTACTCCGAAGGTTACAGGCTCCCAAAGAGGAAACCTGCACTTACGGCCCAGTAGAGTGCGTATCTGACCGTTGTCTGATGCTTGTTTGGTAGCAAGGTCTGCAAGACCTTTGACAAACGGCACCTTATCCCTGTGTTGTCTGATCAAACTCTTCGCGTCATCCGCAGGTATACCAAGCTGATCTGCCAACTTAGCCACGCCCATGCCATACATGATACCAAGGTTTACGGTTTTGGCTTGCTTACGAGTAATCCCTGCTAGATCTGCCACCATCTGGTGGAGATCCACGTCTCCTGTATTGAACTCGTCTACGATGTTGTCGACCACAGAGTGCCTCAAACCAACAGGCACGGAGGCTGCAAAGTGCACCAGTAACCTTGGCTCCTGGCTTGAATAGTCAAATGATCCCCACTGGCAACCATCCTCTGGTATGAATAAACCACGGATCATCTTCTTGATGTCGGGATCTCTAGCAGGAATCTGCTGTAGGTTTGGGTTGGATGATGAGAAGCGTCCAGTAACCGTGCCACCCTCGTCTCTTCGTGTGGAGTGTAGTTCAGTATGCACACGACCCTCATGTTCATGTCGCAGTATGCTATCGATAAACGTAGAGTCCGCTTTGTCGAACTCACGTAGCTTGACCAACGCCTGACATACTTCTGAGGGGTGGTCGTTTAAAAATGATTTGGTAAACGATGGCGCACCCTTTTCTGTGGTAAAGTATTCCATGCCTAATTTATCAAACATCTTCTGGATGGAGGCAGAGGCCCAAATGTCCACCTCCATACCTGCTTCCTTTTCGATATACGAACGTAGTTCTTTGGTCTTGGTTCGAATCAACTTCTTGTTTTTGTCTGCCTTGTCCAGATCTACACGCACACCATTGGTTCTCATGTCCAACATACAGCGTATCAAGTCTGTCTCTACATTCCAGATGTGCCAGAGTTCTTGCTCCTCGAGTTGTATCTTCAAGGCTTCCCATAGTTTGAGTGTGGCAACGGCATCCTGCTCGGCATACGATCCTACATACTTGGGCGGTAGCTTGTACATCTCTGCCTTTGGATCTACGCCCCACTCCTTGGCTGCTGCCTGTAAAAGTTTCTCGTCTTTTCTAATCTGCACATAGTCTCGAGCCATTGCATCTAGTCCAAAGGACCAACGGTTCTCGTCCACCAGTGCGCCAGTAATCATCGTGTCAATGATCCTGCCCTGTATTTCTATGCCCTCGGCTCTCATCCATCCTGCATCGTAGGTTGCGTTGTGCATGATCACGTTCATGTCAGGCACAGCCATCTGTTTCTTTAGCCACTTGAGCGTGAACTTCGGATCTAGATTGTGTGCGTTTTCATGACGTATGGGAAAGTATCCTTTGTATTCTCCTGCTGCTACAGCTATGCCGATGATATGTCCGTCCTTACGTGCCCATCCTGGCCCCAGTGTTTTGATGTTAGGATCATAGGTTTCTAGATCTACAGCCACATCCTTGTAGCCTGTCAGGTCTGGGTACTCTGGTGGTATGTTCCAGTCTTTATCTATTAGATCTAGTTCCCCTTTGATCTGGTGGTGCAGCGCACTACCAAACAGGTTTACCTGCATATTATTTCTCCTCAATGAACTCCGCACCCAAGGCGGTGTATCCTGCTTTATCGATCCACGAATCCTCGTGGTCTATTGTTTCTATTAGTCTGCTCGTTTTTACCCAGTCCATCATCAGCGTGACGTGGGCCGGAGTTATCTGACCATGCTTCTCCATGGCTCCTTCTATTATTATATTCCATCCATCGGCTATACGTTGGTGGTTTTTGTATGCATCACCGTAATCCTTGGCCCTGTCACCATGGATTAGTTTTGCTGCTGTCTCCAAAACCTTTTGCCGTTTCATTGGATTGTTTGCTCCTCTTCATCATTTGGAAAATAGAACAAAGCAAATGAACCACACTTCGGACAGGAGAAGTTCGATACCATAATAAACTCCTCTCCAATGTCGCTGTCATGGTCACCACCCTGAATCATTTGATCTCCGCAGTATAAACATCTCATATCGTGTACCTGTAATCGTTTGTTGATTGTAATATGTACAGAGAGTTACGTGCTCGAGTTACCCCAACATAAAACGCTCTGTGCTCATCGTCTTGAAACCTGCTTTCACAGGCAGACTTGGTAGACCCTAAGTATACCAAACAGTTGTCGTCTTCTCCACCCTTCATGGCATGAAAGGTAGACAGCTTTATACGAGGAGCAGACAGTAGATCGTCCCCCCTACGCATCATTGCTGCAATGTAATCCTGATCTATCCTGCTTACACGCAACACCTCGTAGCCGCTCTGCTCTGCGCCTACCAGTAAACCGTATTCCTTTTGTAGTTCATCCATCGTTAACTCTGCATCAGGAGCCAGTACGTCTAGCCTTTGCGTAAAGCCACGTTTGACCACTGCGTTCTGTCCCTGCTTTGGTACAGACGAGTACAGATCCTTGATCCTCTGTAGCCCAACCTTCTTGTCCTGACACAGGTCCTCCCAAGTAAACAGATTTGCCACCAGTTTATCCGAGATACTGGGCCTACCCTTGATTGAATATTTAAACCCCATGTTCCTGATCTTCTTTGCCATGTCATGGACATAGCCATTTGTTCTTGCCATGAGTGTCCACGATCCCTCATGGAGTGGCGTTTCATCAAGGTGGTTGATCCATTCGACCAAACCCTCTTCCTCTCTTGGTTTGAATATCTTGGTGTGTCGATCCTCAATCCTACCTGCAAGAACCCTTGCTAGTTTATGCACGGACCTTGGTATTCTGTATGACTGATCCAAAACATCTATGTCTTTGGAGCATTCCTTGAATAACTCCACGTCTACGCCTGTCCATCTGTGTATAGCTTGGTCGTCATCCCCTGCAATGAACACATTTTCCGCTTCGCTTGCTATCTTAACAGCCATCTCCCACTGCAATGGAGTAAAGTCTTGGGCCTCATCTATAAACAGGTAGTCAAGTTTGGGTACGTCACCCACCTGTATGTACTTATCGATCATGTCCACATAGTCGTATTTGTTTATGGCTTGTTTGTACTGCTCAATCTGCTCGTGCAATTGCACCAACTTGGGGAAGTGCAGCGTCCGGTCAGCCGTATCGTTGAACTCTTTGTCCAACGTAACCATGCGTAAACGTGATCTTCCTATCATCTGCAAGTAGTCGGACCCTGATCCACCCAAAGAAGGCAGAGCCATTCCGTCCTCAAGAGAGTTAGAGAGTTTACCTTCGAAGGTTAATCCTACCGTTTCTCCTATGTTGTCGTAGTCGTCCTTCTTCATAATGTCTTGCGGCTGCAAGCCTAAAGATCGGAACCCAAACGAATGAGACGTTCTCATGTACGGAAAGTCTTTTGGTTCCAAGTCAAACTCCTCACAGGCTCGAGTCACCATCTCTTCGATGGCTTTCCGTGTAAAAGAAATCACACCTATGCGTGATGGGTGCGTTCCTTCTGACAAAGCCTTGCGGATCTCCTCTATTAGACGGTAGGTTTTGCCGCATCCTGGCGGTCCAAGAATTAATTTAGCTTTCGGTATCATACTCTTTACCCCTCGGTCTTGTGTTTACCCAGTCTTCGATCTCAGTCAGAACCCAACGGCTCGAGGATCTCCTGTTTGTCTCGTCACCCAGAACTATGGGCTTCGGAAAGTCTCCAGTCTGCGAGAGTTTGTATATGTAGGATTTCGATACGCCTAGCATTTCGGCTACCTCACCCACCCGCAGCAGTCGATTAGAATGGGATTTCATTGCTATACTCCTTTACAGGTAATTCTATTTCTTCTTCCTCAAACGCAGGGACAAACCAACAACGTACATTAGTTCTTGTTTCACCCTTTGGTCCTCGCTTGGTTATGTTTTGTTTTGTGGCATCACCCCCAAGATCTCGTATCATCTGGGTTATCTGTCCACGGCTTGTGACAGCGAACCTTCTGTTATGCAAAAACTCGAGTAGTCCTTCCAGTTTAAACTTGGTAACCCCACCGTCGGTCCATGGTTTATTCATAACGATTTCTTCTGGAGCCATGGCTCGGATGTGGCTTGTGCAATACGCTTCCAACAGATCTTTGAACTGACCTGTTATCGTAAGTTCCTCCGGTACATCTATGTAAGTAGCCTGACTCATTAGATTATTGACCATCTGCTGCCACTTTTGTGGCTTGGTGGTTGGCGGCATGAACATGCACTGCTCCATACATGCACGTTGCCACAGCGTCTGGTTCTGTAGCTGCTCCGTTGTAAGTTGAATACGTGTGCCGTTCACGTCCATGAAATACAAACGTGGTTCAGACAGCATGATTGTCAGACCACCAACCTGCGGTGCATCGGGTGCGTCCTGACCTATACCAAACTTAGCCAAAGTGCACAGCGCAGGATCACAATAACTTTTGAACGGCTCGTCTTTGCATGTGTATCCGTAATCCTTTTTCTCGTGCTGCTTGATAAGCGTTGCTACCTCCTGAGATTGCAGTGGTGGAGAAAACATCGTGCGGTTGTATTCTTCCACAGAGTTTTGCCAACTGTCTGGGAACTTGTTCTTACAATACACCGCCATCATAAACAGCAGCTTGTTCCTTGGTTCTGACTGTGGTCCGTCTGCAAAGATATGCCGCAAGCATGGCGGTCCATCCTCAAAATGTTTGCGTTGGGATTGTGATGAGCGCAGTGCCTCAAGGTCAGACAAGTTCACACGCTTGTTGTCTATCTCCGTAAGAAACTCGTCAAGCTCCATGGCTTCTATCTTTTTGTTGTAACAAAATCTCTGCGGCATCTCCGCATCAAAGTATGGCATGTTGATAAAGTTACCAACATCTCCACGCTCGGCTATAATCTGATCCTGCTTGGGAAAGATCTCTACACCACTGTGTCCCAAGAGTATCGCCATCTCTGTAAGATACTCTCGAACTACAGCAGCAGGTTCCCAGTCTTTTAGAAACAAATACAAATGGGCACCGCCCGACTTAGATCTGCAATGCAACAAAGGCAGATCCAGTTTGTTTATTCGTTCCTGCAATTCTTTGTGGTTGAGGTCATACACATCTACATCGATGGCCCCAAACTTACACATGTTGTCCTCGTTGATTGGGATCGCACCAATCCCCTGCTTGCCGTCGATGTGCCCCTGCACAATCTCCTCGGTCATAGGCTCTCGAACAATCTTACTCTGGCTTTCTGCCTTGCCGTTACGTCCGATCCTACCGACCGTAGTTGTCCCATGTGCGGACAATGCGCCAGTGTACGCGGCAAGAAGCTTCTTTGCTTGTGACATTTACTGCTCCCGTTGAAATGAAAAAGGGGCGGTAAGGGAAAGTAACCGCCCCCAGGCTGCTTAGAAGGGGATTTCTTCTCCGTCTTTCGAGGGAGAGTCCTCGACTTCTGGGGCAGCTTTCACTTCACCTGCGGCTACACTGTCACGGAATGACTTAGCCTCAAGTAGGAGATCTCGGTTTTCTAACAAACCGATCTTTTCGATAGCGTAGTTGAACCACGTACCTTGGTCATTTGACTCTTCGACAGTGGTAAACTTCCACTGATTGCCAAACAACGGTGGCGTAATCAACTGACCTGTCTTAGGATGCTTGATCTTTTGCATCGCGATCTGGGTCTTCCAACGACGACTAACCTTCAACTGGCTAGACTTCATGTCGATAACTACAGGTTGAAAAGAACCCTCGTCATCCACAACCAAACAGTAATGTTGGTCAGACTTCACCAGTTCGTTGCCGCTAGGTAAGATCTCTTTTGCGCCCTGACGTTCTGTCTTTTGCAAGACTGGGTCTGTCGGTGCGATCTCACCACGGAACCCACCACCTTGTTCACGCGGTGTGAACTCAAGGTACTTGGTGGTTTGGAAACAAGGTATGACAGTCACACCTTCCTCCCCTGTCCAATACTGTTTGGTCACAGTGTTGAACATATCCCCCTGTTCCGAGCCTTCGATGTACTCAGCTTCACGCTTCTTCAACTGAGGTGACATGGCTTGCAGGATGCGGACAAACGGAATTTGCATCTCCGAACTGTCGTATGCTGCACCCTCCCCTGCGAACTCGAGAATATCATCCATCACATCGGTTGATACTGCGGTCTCTTTTTTCTTTGCTACTGCGGTCGCCATTATGCTTTCCTCCTAATCTGCGCTGCATTTGAAATGAATGCCCCGAACATATCGAGGTCAATGGGTTTACCATCCGTGACTCTCTCCTTTACGAAAGCCTTGAGTGTGGATGGATGTACATGGGTCTTGGTCACTGGATCGAAACCACGGTCTTGTAGTATTCCAACAACGTCCCCTGCCAGATTGTCCTGACCTTTACCAAAGGAACAGGTGACATCGTTCTTTATGATGTCGTCCAATCCGTTCTCACGCAGCCATGCGAAGGCGTCTTCCTTGCGGTCTTGCGGTATTGATGCACTGATAATCATCTTACGCTCAACAGTCAGACCGTCTACGTCTATACGTTCGAGGCCCATCTCATCCATGAGTGCAGGGATGTTTTCTACGGAGAGCTTGTGCTTCTCCTGCTTCAGTGCTTTCATGTGGTTCTCTGCATCCTCGATCTGTTGCTCGATGTTGCGGAGATTGCGAACCAGTTGACTTAATTGTTTTCCGGTTCCAGTATCGACTGACGACAGTGCTGCCGATTCGTCGAACATGTCTTCAAATATATCGTCCATAAGTTTCTCCTCTTCAGGGTTGATATAACGGACGCACTATGCTATCCGTACTGAGGACAATAGTGGAGATATGTGGTGGTTGTCAACTACAATTACAAATTAAAACCATTTTCTCACCAGTTGACTGCTCTCGAACGGGGATGGGACAGGCTGGAGTTTGGTTACTTCATGGAGATGGGGACAGGTAAATCAAAAGTTTTACTCGATAACATAGGTATGTTGTACCTGTCAGGTCAGATAGACTTTGCTTTGGTTATCGCACCCAAGGGCGTGTATCGAAACTGGGTAGCCAAAGAAATACCAGAGCATATGTCAGATGATATACCACATCGAGTGATCCGATGGGTAGCCTCGCCAAACAAAACCCAACAGGCAGAGATGAGATCTGTTGGTGAGAAGTTCGATGGCCTCACAATCTTTGTTATGAATGTGGAGGCTTTCTCATCTGTCAAAGGCAAGACGGGAGGGGAGTGGATGGCTCGTGCGTTTGGTCGAAATGGATTGATTGCCGTCGACGAATCCACCACTATCAAGAATCCAAAAGCCAAACGCACCAAAGCACTAATGAGAATTGCAGCAGCCTTCAAGTACAAAAGACTACTGACAGGATCTCCCATCACAAAAAGTCCCATGGATATATATTCACAGTGCGAGTTCCTTCGCCCAGGTCTCCTTGGCTACGACTCCTACTACTCCTTTCAATACAGATACGCAGTCGTGCAACGCAAAACCATGGGTTCGCATTCATTCCAGCAGATTGTAGGATACAAGAACCTCGATGAACTGACCGAGAGGATCGATGCATTTTCCTATCGCGTACTGAAACAGGACTGCCTCGATCTACCCGAGAAGATCTACACTGTTCGGTACGTCGAGATGACCAAGCAACAACGAGAGATGTACAACTCAATCAAGCAGTATGCTCTTGTCATGTTGGATAGTGGCGAACTGTCCACGGCCCCTGCTGTTATTACCCAGATGTTGCGCTTGCAACAGATACTATCGGGACATTTGAAAACCGACGATGGTGAAACAATATACTTCGATTCCAAACGTATGGATGCGTTGAAAGAAATAATCGAAGAGCACGACGGCAAGGCTATCATCTGGTCGAGATTCAGATACGACATCCAACAGATCACCAAGATGTTAAACGAAACTTTTGGTGAAGGTTGTGCGGCCTCGTTCTATGGGGACACCCCAGACGACGAGCGGCAAAGGATTGTTGAGAAGTTTCAAGATAAGAACTCCAAACTAAAGTTCTTCGTAGGCAACCCCGCTACAGCGGGATATGGATTGACCCTGACCGAGGCAGATCTCGTGGTGTATTATGCCAATGACTTCAACCTCGAGACCCGATCACAATCAGAAGATCGAGCACATCGCATTGGACAAAAGAACAACGTGACCTACGTTGATCTTATTACAGACGGAACCATCGATGAAAAGATTGTCACCTCACTACAATCCAAGATCGATATTAGTGCAAAAGTATTAGGTGAAGAGGCTAGAGATTGGCTGACTTTGACCCCGAAGAAATAACCAAGCTGCTCGAAGAACGATGCACTGGTTACGCATCCGAAGAAACAACAGCAAAAGAAATCGCAAAGCTAACTGGTCTCGACATCGATGTCGCTCGAGCATTCTCTCGAGGATGGTCTCGAATGACAGCAGCGCAAGTGCGCGGTTATAAAAAGAAAGAGTTTCCTAAAAAGAAAAAGTGACCCCGACGTGGACAGTGCTACATTTTTTCCTAACCAGTCGGGGTCTAGTCGTATGTAAGGCACAGGAAAAAAAGACTTTGGATTTAAAATGCCTTACAAGATCCGAATTGAGTCACAGGCGTGAACCCATTCGAGCAGTGTAATTTATTTTATCACGCAGCCTTTTGTTCTGCAACAGCTTTTCTAATTAAAACAGATAGCTGTCGCGCCATGGACCTCTGTTCTTTGTCAGCAAGTTTTCTCAGTAGCTTGATGTCATCTTTAAACACCCCCACATTCTGAAACTTCTTTTCTTCTTGCTTTTTACTAGCCATTCTCTCCATTTTACTCTCCTTGTTTGCAGCTTACATATTGACTGCGGTCTGACTGTGCACTTCCACAGCCTCATCTATTTCATTCTCCTCCATGCCATAAGTAAAAGCATGGAGCGTGTAAGCCCACAGAGTAAGCGAAACACGCTTCTGATTTTCCGTGGATTTTATATCAGCTTTTACAATTTTACCAGACTTGTGTAATCTAGACAATTCATCTCGAATATCTGCGGCTACACCATAGCCACTTCCTAACTCATCACAAATCTGACGTGTTGTCATCGGAATCCAGTCTCCATTGTCGTCACACCAACCGTCGAGAACATCCATTATTTTTTCCTCGAGCGTCGGTTCCTTGTTGACTTGCACGATATTTTCAGGCGTAGATGCTTCCAGAGAACATATAAATTTACAAGACACAGCTTTGAAATCTGTCTTGTCTCTATGATCTGGGTGGTTTGGCACAATGATTAGCTCCACTGTGTCACCCACTTCAGGCACATAACCCTCCCTGTAATTCCTCGGGCTAATGAAAACTTTAGTTCCGTCTTCGAGCAATCCAAACGCTGCGCCTGGACCCTCCGTATATTTTGAGTAGATTACATTAACTACTCCGGCTGTAACTTTTTGCAATAATCCATGCATCTTATTCTATCTTTCCTTTCATTCTAAGTTTCTAAACGTGCGGCATCGTTATCCGCGTCTCTTAAATCTGTGTCCTCATCTTCCTCCTCTTCCCATGGTGCTTCTTTCAATGACACCTCATGTTTTTTATTCGCAAGCTTGCGCTTGTAACCGTTCATTTCTTTTTGCAAGTCTGTCCAACGTCTCATCATCTACCACCGTTGTGAATTGCTATACCAACTTTCTTGAGTTGCCTGACGTAATCGTTAAGCTCTTCCCTTGCGGCCCACAGCTCTCGCTTTATTCCAGGCCGTGCGTCCGACTTGTATTGTTCCTCTTGTAAATTATCCACCTGTCTTTTTAGCCAGTGCAACTGTGCGGCTTGCCACGTTGATAACTGCTCATTGCCCATATCAATCCTCCTTTCTGGGTCTCAACTTCGGTTTGATTAACTTCGATACTTTGTCCGTCGGATAGCATCCCATCGAAATGTCATTGCCATACAAGTCAAACAAATAATCGTACATGAAGTCTGCACTCCTGTTGTTCATGGCCCTCGAACAATGCTTCTCGCTCTCGAACCATACAGCCGTTTCGATCTCGTGACCGTGTAAAGTGTACGCGATCACGAGTGCCGTGAAGTATTCGATCATCCTTTGACAACTTCCCAGATGCTCTCGTCTCCTGCATCCTTTCCAGTGTCCTTGATCTTCCCTGCCTTTTTCAATTGAGACAGCGTCGTGCGTACAATCGTTAGTTTGATACCCGACCTGTCAGCAATCTGCTTTGCGGTTCCAACCCCTCGATCAAGCTCCGCCAAGATCTGTTCCTTGCGGGTAAGCTTTGCGCCTGTCCGCTGTTTGCGTTTGATCCGTGCCCATAATTCTTTAAACATCTCTTCTCCTAAACTCATAAAAGATTTCATTTATCACAGCCCGATACTCTTCTTGATTGTCGAACTGATCGATTGCCAGTGATCCTACTACATCACACAGTAAGTTTAACTCTTCTTCCTTTTTTTCTTCAAGCTTAGATAAATCCCACTTAACCATGTTACGCTACCTTCCCTATTGTGGGAGCATGATACCCCTTTTTAATTCCATACGCAGGATGCCCAGACCAAAACCCTTCGATCCATTTGTACGGCTTACCGTCTTTACGCCAAACAATATCCTCCCAATGTGGTTCTGCTTTCCTGAAATGACCTCTCGTATAATGCAAAGGCATATGCCAACCACCACGATCACCGTTGTTGACTTCGATGCTATCGTCGTCAACGTTCCATGTGATTTTATGCCACGCTTCCAAAGCAATGTCCTGTTCACGTTTCATTTGTTTTCTTTGCGCTCTCGTACCTATGTCTGTAGACATAACAAACCTAGGATTATTGATTAATTCGAACGCCCCTGCAATCATCATGATTACGTTTGCATTAAAGGCTATCTTGTCACTTACATGTGTATCGGGGTGACCATCTATTTCATCTTTATTGAAAAGAATACCTTTCTGTGGATGGTATGCACCTACTAGAAAAGGTGAAGCAAACGGGGCGCACATTGTAATTTTGGTGACTTTGTCCTCAAAATATTCCGTAACAAACCCCATGTTTTTTTCGTGATCGTAATCAAGATATTTTTCTAGCGCATTAAGACGAATATAACATTTTCTTGAAGGCGGTCTGGTAAACTCACTAAATCTACATTCAGAAAAATGCATTTCATCGTACTGCTTGCCGTATTCGGTTAGTATGTCTCCAAACTCATCTCCTAAAACATATAGGTCGGAACGTTTAAGATCTTCAACTATTGATCGTAATAGCATTTGTTCCTCAAATGGTATGCTAGTATCTCCCTCAGAGACCATGTCAATCGCGCCTCTATAAAGTTTTAAAGTATCGTCAATAGTTTCAATAAACCCCATGCGTTTCCCTGTGTCTGGGTTAGCATTCGCGAGTTTTACAGCAGTGGGTTCTCTACCACTGTGTCCCAAGTGTGGTTTATCACTCATATCCCCAATCCTTCCTGTCTTCCTCGTTGCGCCATCCTTCCCAGTACGCTTCGATCTCGTTCTCCGACATCTTGTCCTCGGTCACAAAGTTCACGCCCAAGTTGTCCAACCACATATGCGGCACTGGCTGTCTCCCATAGTATCGATCAGCCGAGCCGCGATCTGCGGCCCTCTGCTCTCGGTCCATCATCCAATCCTTTACTCTACCCATCACTTCACCTCCATGGTTAGGCCGCGATCACAGCTCTCTGTTAAAAAATAATTCGGATCTTTGTCCTTGATCCATTGCTCAATTACAGGAGCACACAAACTGTACAGTTCTTCGTCCGCAAAGGTCGCTAGAATAGATGCGCCCTTGCCGTCCTCCAGATATGCAATTGTATCAATGTATACTTCTTCCATTACCAATCCTCCTTGAATACTTTACGGAATATCTCATCCAACATATCTTCCATCTCACGATCCGTCATCTTCATCCTCCCAATAACTAATTTGCGGTTTGTTTTCTGTAGCCTCACTGACCTCAACATAAATAGTAAAACCATTTAGTTTTATGTAAGCAGACACAGGACTTCGAACGTCAACTATCATCTTTATCCTCCAATATCTCCACGTCTGTACCCCAGACCCAATCGCCATCTAATTCGTTTGGTTCATAAAAATCACCACCATCGATGTTGTTCTTGATCCAATACCAAATCTCATCCTCTGGAATGTCGTCGGGCACATCGCCCTCCCACTCCATAAACGAAATCATATCCGCCTTCGCTCTAACTCTAGGCATCGACTTCCTCCTCCTCGAACTCTGGTTGCCAACAATTGTCTTCGCCATTCTGATACTCACCTTCGAACATCCCACCCTCGTCCTGATAATCAGCAGAAATATCAAAGCCCAACTCGTGAAGCTTCTCCCAAATTGGAATGGGTGGTGCCCATGCCGTCCAACAACGGAACGAAAAGTATTTTATATCGCCCTCAACAGTAGGCTCTTCAATAATCTCAGGAGAACAGATGTCCCACTTCGTATCCCAGTTTTCAATTCGCCAATCATACCAGTTCGGACGACCCTCCGCCTCGCACATCTTGCGCTCTTCCTTGCCCAAATTACCATGGAACATGTTACTCGGTTCTGGGATCACGGCACTCAAAAACTTCTGTTCCTTGACCGCCTCGTAAAGACGGTCAATTTCTTTTGGGTTACCTGCTAGGTAAACACCCTGATAACAATGATTTGGCATTTTACACTCCCTCCACTTCATCATGTAACCGACTGATAATCGCACCCAGTGCAGAACCCAAATGCTTGCGGTCACAGTTCAAGACCACATCCCGAACGTCATAGTTGCTCGGATCTCGGTACTCATGGTTGGCACTGCATGACTGAGGGTGAGACTTGACCTCCGTCACTGGTCCATCTGTTGGGAACTGAACAGTGTTCAGGTCCGTCAAACAATTGTGTAAGTTCAAGAACTCAAGAAGCTCGGCCTTCGAGGTGGGAACATCGATCTCCCACCAGTCTTTACCAAAAGCCTTCTTTGCATCAGCTTGGGTCCCTGCCCAATTACCTTTTTGATCATAGTATAATCTCATAACTTCCCCCTACTCAGTAAAGCATAAATCAAAACTGTAGTACGGCTCACAATAACCCCACTTACAATTAGGCATTTGAAGTGACGTATGTATGCCCCACTCGAATGGCCCTGCCTCAAAACAAACACGCCAGTTCCTACCGTAACCTCGAGCCTCGTTCTGCTCTGGGTTGTCAATACGAACCTCAATGTCAGGGTCATACCCAACATCCTCACACCACTTACGCAATGCCTTGTACAAACCCTTTGCCGCATTGGCCTTGGTCTTGTATTTCTCGGGGTTCCAATCTAGGACCATGGTCCCCTCTTCCATGCAATCAATATGTAACATTATTTTTCCCTTTGATTTGTTTTCTACAAACACTTTACTTGTGTTTTACACACAACACAATACTTTTTTTGTTTGAGGACAGAAAATACATATAAGCCACACAGCCAGAAATTTTTTATTTTTTATTTTTTTGCATTCAAATTTAGTGTCCTCAGCGTCCTCAAACGTCCTCAGTTCAAGTATACTTGAGAAAAACTGCCCTGAATTGAGGACAACGCGAGGACAGTGAGGACATTTCTGTAGAGAAAACCCCTATATAGAACTGATTGATAAAAAATATTTCTTGGATTAGTTTGTGATAAACATACAAATGAGGATCGTATGTCGAGCATAAAAAAGAAAGTTGAAGAAGAACACGGACGGCAACTAACAAACCGACAGATGACTTTCGCCAGACACATTGTGGAAGGCATCTATTCGAACGCCGAATGTGCAAGGAAGGCAGGGTACGCTCCCGAACTGGCAAAGAAACAAGCATCGGTATTGTTGAACGGTCGAGACTACCCCCATGTTCTGGAATATATCCAAGAGATCAGAGAAGAAAGAGAACGCAGATACGGTGTGTCCACCATCGGTCAGCTTGAACGATTGCATAAGTTGTCACTGGGGGCCGAAGAGGCAGGGCAGTTTTCTGCCGCAATCAATGCTGAAAAAATTAGGTCGGCCTTGGGTGGTCTGACCATTGATCGAAGAGAAACAATCAACACCATCGATCAACTATCTCGAGATGAAATCACAGCCAGACTGGCTATTTTGCAGAAACAATATCCTCAAGCATTTGTAATCGATGGAACAGCGGAGGATGTAACAGATGAGCAAGGGACCAGAGTCGAACTTCTGGAAGCAGATACGCAATAACCTACCAGAAAAATGTTTTGCCACACGGATTGAGAACAAGCATGGGGGCGGTGTTCCTGATGTTCACATGGTCTGGGATGGCAAAGCCTTTTGGTTCGAGTTGAAAGTAACCAAAGGGAACGCAGTTAACATCAGCCCTCAACAAGTTGCTTGGAATATGGCTTATTACGCTCGAGGAGGCTCAAATTTTTACTTAGTAAAGAGGGCCGTGGACAACCATCTATTTTTATTTGAAGGTGATCAGGGGCCATCTCTGAGCCAGAACGGAGTATCGGGGGCCGAGGGCCATGACTTTGCGGATCTTGCGGCTCTATGGAATTTTCTTGCGGCTCGACTTGCGGCTCGAGGTGCGGCTTTTATATCTTGCGGCTCAACTGGCTTAATAAAAACCGCTCGAGTTTGAGTGATCGAGCGGCTGTTGTCCAGGCGGTTAACCGCCTGGAATGTTTTTTAATGTTTTACTATCGCAATTGATTTCCCTTTACTCGATCCTTTGCAAAGTTTGCAAGCGGTGCATTGTACCCGTCGGCCAGCTTCCTTAGAAGCTGGACACAATGCTTCGTTTTGTTTGTCGATGTCGCCAAGGTCCGCAATAACTCGAAATGTTCGGTTGCCTTGTTTCCATTGTGCAATGGCTTGCTCGTGATTGTCTGCGCTTTGCATTGCTATATCTGGTCGCCAGTTTGACTGGTGCGTGTAGGCGGTCCATGTTGTTGCGTTTGTTAGTAGCTGTTCCCAAACATGATTTGGGACGGCTGCCGGATCACCATAGGTTCCAATTCTTACAAAGCGATTAAGGCCCAGTAAAATTCTTGACCATTGAAAATCTGCTTTTGGATATATGCCACGAACAAAAGCTTTATAAACGATTGTCGGGCCTTGCCCCAAGTTAACGTAGCAATCTCTTTTCTTGGCTTGCTTGCGGTCGGGGTCCGTTGTTGGCGTCCCTCTAAATTTGCAATCCCCACAAATAGAAAAGTCTTCACCGTTTTTGGATGCGTCGAGCGGTGATATATCCGACCTAATAATATAAGTTTGTAAGACTTTACCAGTCTTTGTGTTGCGGTCGCTATAGGTTGCGATTGCAACAATTGGTTTACCATCCAATAGGCTAGGCCCCTTGTATATGATACCGTTTTTCATTTTGTTTTCCCTTTTCTGTTAATGTTTACTTGTACCATTTACACAAGTTTAACACAAGTAAATTGCTCTTCGATCTTGCGACTTTGCGGCCTTGCGGCCCGACGGCGCGCCGTCGCGCCACGGACCGAAGGTCCGTGGCAAACAAACATGTGTGCGCTAGCACTCCATTCAAAACAATAGGACCCAAGACCTTGTGTCGTGGGTCACATAGAGTATCCGAAGGATTCTATTTGACAGTCGACTAAGCGGTAGAACCCGCCCCCCCGAGGGGGAACGGGCAGGAGGTATTAGATAATCCCCATCAGTATAGCCGCTGAAGACAACGAGTTGGTGTTACAGTTTTCACACCAGCCTCGATCTTGATCAGGCTCCATTTCGGTTGAGTAGTTACAACCTTTGTTCATACATATCGCTGGATATAATCCCTCGTGCATGTAATCTGTCATGAGGTCGAGGGCACTTTCGTACCCCCAGTCCTCAGTTAGTGTGCGTAGTTTACTCACGATACCATTCTCCTTTCCAAGGTTGATAATAAAAGCTATCGGGTGTGGTCATGGTGTACAGCATACCATCGCCAACCCAAGTTTTACTGAGTTCTAAGAGTTGCATTATCTTTGCTTCTCCGATCAGTTCTTCTTCTCTCTCCTCCCAGAGAGGTCTTTCACTTTCTATCTTCATCTGACGTTCCTTCTGTTTGAGGCCGGGGCCACTTAGCCCCGGCGTTTGATCTAGTCGTTAATCGTAATCGTAGCGGAGAAGTCTTTCTGATTTATCCACTGAGAAAACTTATCATCAAAGTCATAATCTCCAATGTAATCAGAGATGATGTCCTTGATTTGCCAATCCCAATCAGAGATATCAAAGGCTGATATCTTTTCTTCGACTATCATCTCGATGTCATAAGAATGATCATTGATGTCAAACTCAGGTGAGTGAGTGTCCATCTTGGCTTCGACCGCATCCTCCACTAGCTTCTGGATGGATGGTGCGATAAGTTTTAAGACGTACTCTCCGAGATGTTTCTCGAACTCCACTTTGTTGGATGCGGCGTCTTCGATTAGATTAGTTGTGTTTAGATCTGACATGTTTACCTCCTTGTCAGTTAGTGGCGGGAACACCATGCCCCCGCCGATAGAAATTAGTATGGGATCTCATCATCGAGCAGGTCTTCGACACTCTCGACAACTTTTGGTTTGACTTTGTATTTAACCACCTCGTCAAACTCACTACTGGTGTACTGACCTTCAGTTACTAGATCACGTCCGACACTACGTAGCATGTCGCGAATCTGCCTGTGCAACTCCAGCAGAGAACTGTACTTCTGCCAGTCCTCCCCATGTTCGACCATGAGTCCGTCCAGGTCCTTCAGTTCCCTGATGGTGAACCTGCATGAGATCTCAGTTGATGATAGATCGGTATAACCAATTTTAGCCATAATAGCCTCCTGTAAAAAAAATTAAAATGAAACGACCACACACAGAATAACCGTGCCAGCCGTGCCTCAGTCTTTCCCCTGAGCAGGACCGTGTGTCAAAAATCGTCCTCCAGTATGGACGACCGTCAAGAAAGACCTGTGCAAAGAAGTGTCGTAGCGTCCACATGCGTTGACGCAACGATACTTCTCCTTTGTTTCCGAGGCTAAGCTCTATGCCATCGTTTCGTCCCATGTAAAAGAGTGCGAAGCCCCATCGGACGAAACTCCAGTGTATTACCTGGGAGTGACCGTCTTTCTTGCATTTTTTATACGCTGTTCTGAACAGGGTTAGACCTGTGGTCGGCCCGCACGGTTATAATGTGTGTTGTTGTTTGATACCCGATGCCCGCGCAAGAACTACCCAGCCGGGGGGCCAACATCTGCAATCCATACACAACGGTCGGCTGGAAGTTCTTAGGATGATTCGGAGTCGTCTTCCGAATTATCCGGCGCGGAATAAGACATCGGGTATACGATTGAAAGACAGACGCCGTAGACGTGAACTTCAAACATGACTGCTTTGACTCAGAATAATCATTCGCCGCCCTGCTGACATAAGCCAAGGCATGATTATTCTGAGTCATTAGCGAGCAGTCACAAAGAAATGCTTCGCGTCTATCAAGGATACTTAATCGTGGCTCGATGCCTCGATTAAGTAGGGGTTACTGTTCCCTGGCGCAACGGTGCAAGGTGCGAGTCGACATGTGCACCCCCCCGTAGAACGGGTAGCTGCGTGTCGACTGTCTATAAAACATGGTATTTCAAATTCATTCGGGTATAATTTCATTGCACTTGTGTGCGGCAAACAACGGGTCCCTATGGCCCAGGAAAAATTGTGGGTGTAAATTCATTTGGGTTTGTTGTACAGTGATCTGGAAAGCAGGGTTTTGTATGGCGAAACGATACTATAACAAAAATGATCCCATGTATTATATACCACCGAGAATGCGGGGTTTAGCCACTGATGTTGGTATCTTTGGTCGTGTAGCATCTGACAATATTCTAGGTTTTCTTGACAATTATTTTCTTGGTAATCGATTTGATGACGACTATGAATCGACGGGCGAGATGCTTGGGACCGCGTTTCGGGAACAGCCTATTGAGACAGGCAAGGCCCTTGGCACTGGGATCTACGAGGCTGGCAAGGATATATACGAAGATCCTAAAGGGGCTTTTGATACTGCGCTTGAGGGGCTTGAGGGAGTTTTTGACAGGTTAAATACGCCTTATAATCAGTTAGATTTATCGACGGAGGAGGCGCAGCGTCAGAGGGCCGGGGATTTAGCAATTTTTGGCGAGGCTCTTAGTGGGACTGGCATAATAACCAAGAGTTTGGCTAAGGTAACCAAGAATCAGTTAAAGAAAAAAGTCATTGAGGAGAACCCTGGTTTAAACCAGGATCAGGTTAATTCGATTGTTGAGGACAGGGGTTATGATCCGAGTACTTATATTTCACCTCAACTAGATCCATTTAGAGATGTGTATGATCCGGGGGACGGTGATTTCATTGGTGATCCGACATCGGAGATAGATCAGGCGTACAATCGTGGTGAGTTAGTTCCGATTGTTACCACGGCTGACGGTCCACCGGATACGTTAGACGAGGACGATTTATTTGCTGGCTTTGATGAGCCGCCTGATGTTGACGAGGACGAATTAAGGATTCGTAGAGAAAACGAGGCCGACGCTGTAGGTATAGATGCGGCGTACATGGGTATGGAGCCGCCTGTGGATATGAACGATCCGGCTCCCCGGATTATAAACCCTGCTCTTCTTGATGCTGAACCCTCTATGAATTATTTAACTGATGCTAGATCCGGTCAAGAGCTTAGTTTGCCGTATGGTGAGGCACAAACTCAAATGGTTGATATAGTGGGTAACGGCTATGATAGTTTTACAACGCAAAACATAGCTAATTTTCCTACGGCAATGATAATTAATGGTGAGAGAGTTGATGTTCAACCTTTTACAAATCTTGATGAAGACACGGTAAGACTCAGAACGATCAGAGACGTAGGCGATAGATATGTTATTGGTTACCAGGATGTGGATAGTCGAGGTCGGGATGTTTACACTGGCGAACAGCTTGAGGGGGCTACCGAAATTGACGACTTGGTGAACACGTTGAGGGAAAGGTTTGACAATATTGAAAATGACACAACGTATGGCACCAATACTAACCAAGTTATGAATAACTCTGTAAGGGAGTGGATGGAAAGAATTGAAACCAATTCTCTTGGGGACGAAACACCGTTTTACGAATATGCGGTTATACCTCCTAACTATACTTATGAAGACAATGCTATTAATGTATTGCAGTTTACCAAGGATTATTTACAGTCTAGAGGTTTGAGTAGAGACCAGGCGGGTATAGTAGCTCTTCAGATAAAACGTCGGGCCAGAGAGAATGAAAACCGTCGGGCCATACGTGCAGAGCAAGAATACGGGGATTATGAGGGAGCCGCTGCGTATTATGACGAATACGATCCGGTGATTACTGGTGAAGGTTATGATCCTGCGAACCCAGATACTGATTACGTGCCAGAATTTGATGAGGCTGCTTATAATCAATCGCGTTATATCGACCGCGCTGGTGGCTATAATCAACCTGGATATGAAAGTTTTGCAGAGCAAATAAACATAGATTTGACTGCTAAACAAAGAGAACCTTTGGAAATAGAGGCTAGTGATGTTAGTTTAACGGGAGGTTCGAGTGCGTTAAGCAGTAAGTTGGACGATGCCCTTGACGATTTGATGAAGACTCAGACTAAGTTTCCTAGTCTTAATCAACTCATGAAAACTTTGGAAAACAAATACGGGATCAAAGAAGCCGAGTTTGAGGCTCGGAATATGGGCAGCATGATTGCAGAATTTGGAGATCAGCCTATTAATTTAAAAGATATAAGTCCATTTGGTTTAGATCCATTTGTTGTTCGCACATTGGACGGTGCCGATGTTTCTTATAGAGATTATTTTACCAAGGGTGCTACAAACTACAAAGAGACCCTGATAACTTTAAAAAACCCAAGTCTTCTTAGTCTGGGTGCCGGGGACAACAAACACTATCAATACGCTCAAACAAAAATGCAAGCTCCTTTGGTTGTTCATATGCGAACTGGAAACTTTCCTATGGCTTCTAAACCTGGGGAGAATGTTAAAAAGAAAACTTTTCACTTAGGTGAGATACAAAGTCAGGGCACGCAGGACGCTACTATATCTCGTAAGCTTCGAAGGTCTGTGGAACAGTTTACGGAGGACTTGTTAAATCCATTTGCTGACGGAAAGTTTGTCGGTCTGTATGGAGAAACCAAACCGTTTGATATTGCAGATGTTCTTGAGGATCTGGACAAGGTCAGGGTTTTGGAAGATAAGATTGAAACTCTTGATGGTTTAAATAATCAGTATCGAATACGCAGCAGAAGATCCCGCTATGAGGATGAAAACTATGATATTCGTTTAAGACAAATTGATAAAGCACAGGCTGATGTACAAGCCATAAAAGACAAATACATGGTTTTTGATGCAGAGACAGGACGCACCGATGGATCTAGTTATCTCGATGAGATGGAGCCTGGTTTTAGAGAAATACTTCAAGAACAGGGACTAATCAAAAAGAATGGCAGTTTTAAAATTAATTCTTTGAACTCGGCCACTGATCTTCACTCGTTAGTTGTAAATGCTCTTAATGAATCGGAAAGAATTAATGTAGACGACATGGGCGTTGGTTCTTTGTTTAACCAGAAACAAATTTTACCCTTGGCTATAAAAGAATCTTTACAACAAGCTGCAAATTCTGATTCTGATTTTTTTACTCTAGGTTCACCGGAAATGGTTAAGAAGATGACTTTTGGAGAAATGGAGGGTCAAGAAGAATATTATGGTAAGTTTGTCCCAAAGGCTTTCGACAAAGTTATGGAGCAGCTTGAAAAACAAAACGATGTCAAGTTACCAAGATTATCGGAGCAGATTATAGAAACTTTTGACGATGATGGTAAAACACTCATTGAACAAAAGGTTCTGGGTATTGAGATCACGGATGAGTTACGTGAGGTATTCAAGTCTGGAAAGGTAGAGGCATTTCGCAAGGGCGGCTTAGTTACCTTGGCAAAAGAGGTATTATAGGCTAGAGTAGTTGTAAACAAGGTACGAGGACCGAGATATGGGATTCTTTGCTGATTTAAAGATGGCGTTTAATCCATCTACACAAACCAAGGATTACGCTGCGCGGACGGCGAAAACCATTGCACGTCAGCAGGGCAAGAAGGTTTCTGATTCTAGGGAAGCCCAATTCTACATGAAGAAGAAGGGTATAACTTTAGATGATCTTGGTGACATGACGCTTGTAAGTGCCAAGTCTTCTCCGAGTAATAAAAGTGCTCCAAGCACTGTTAAAAAAGTGCCCAGACCAAAACCAAAACCAAAACGCAAACCAGTTTCTTTCACAGAATTTGGAGATCCTATTTTTAAGGACGATATAAAATCATACACTCCGTTTGGAGATCCAATATATAGAGATATATACTCAAAACCAAAGCCTGAAAAAATTATTACGTCAAAGCCTGTAAAACAAAAGCGTGGTGACAAAAAACCAAATGCTTTGGGATATGGGTATTACAATCGTCAGAATGTTTGGATACCGCCTGATATAGATATGCAGGATGGCGGTGGTCCGGGTATTTCTGGTCAGGTTTTTGGATCTCGTGGTGGCGTGGAAGCCGATAAAGAGTTTGGTAACAACGACGGTTATGTTACAGCGAAAGAAGCGGCGGCGGCTGCGGAAGCTGGAAAATTTAAGTATGGCATTGGTCGGTTGTCCAATGCTGTGGGCGCAACACCGTTTGGATCAGGGGAAGCTCCAACTGGCATTGCGGGAGTCGTAGCCCGTGGCGGGGTTTTTGGATCTTTGATGGGTAACGAGTACAAGCCAAGGACCAGAATGTTTGGTCCTGATGGTTTATCCATGACCCAGGAGCAAGTTGATGCGTACATGAAGGAAGTTCAGGAAAGACGAGATGAAGCATTCATGGGTCCGCAATATAAATCTACGAATGACGGTTCGACTGCAACCGCAACGGAGGTTGTAAAAGCTCCAGACGATCCATGTCCAGAGGGATACATGATGGACCCGACTACCAAGCAGTGCGTTATAGATCCTTTCAAGACTCCGTTTCCTGATCCGGTTACTGGAGGCAGTATGCCAGTGGCAAGTGGGGTGGTATCTCCATATACACAAGTTGCTAACATGACCTTGGGTCAACTAAACCCAACGGTTGTGGCGAACATGAATCCATTGGCAATGCAACAGGCAAACATACCGCAGGGTGGTCTTGGGTCCTTGGCCCCTGTACTAAATAGAACAAGTTAACGGATCATGAACCTCCAAGCTCTCCCAGAGGAAGCACTGAAGGAGATCTTGGCACTTACTGAGGCCAAGAAAAAGTTAGATATACGCGAAGAGGCGACCGAAAAGTTTATGCCCTTTGCTCATCACGTCTATGATAACTTCATTGAGGGTCGTCACCACCGTATTATAGCCGAGAAACTTGAGCGTGTCGCACAAGGAGAACTCAAGCGATTGATAATTAACATGCCACCTCGGCATTCGAAGTCGGAATTTGCGTCATATTTGATGCCAGCATGGTTTTTGGGCCGTAATCCTAAGTTGAAAATCATTCAGGCGACGCACAATACGGAGTTGGCGGTACGATTTGGTCGAAAAGTGCGGGATTTGATTGATGATCCTGCGTATAAAGACATTTTTCCAGACACAAACTTGAAAGAAGACAACAAAGGTGCGGGAAAATGGCAAACAGACAGGGGTGGTGAGTACTTTGCTGCGGGTGTGGGTGCTGCGGTCACGGGTCGTGGCGCGGATTTGTTCATTATTGACGACCCACACTCGGAGCAAGACGCCATGAGCGAGAGTGCATTCGACAATGCATACGAATGGTACACCTCTGGACCCCGACAACGTCTCCAACCGGGTGGTGCAATCATCTTGGTTATGACAAGATGGGGTAAAAAAGACTTGACAGGGCGTTTGATGGCGGCACAGGGCGGTGATTCGATGGCTGATCAGTGGGAAGTGGTGGAATTTCCCGCAATTATGCCGTCAGACAACCCATTATGGCCTGAATTTTGGGAAAAAGACGCATTATTGTCCATTAAAGCGTCACTTCCTGTAGGAAAATGGAATGCACAGTGGCAACAGACGCCGACAGCGTCAGAAGCAGCCATAATCAAGCGGGAATGGTGGCAAGATTGGGACAAGGAGAAGACTCCACAACTAGATTACATTATTCAGGCGTACGATACAGCGTTTTCCAAGAAACAAACAGCCGACTATTCTGCAATTACGACGTGGGGTATCTTCAAACCAGAGGAAGGTGGGACAGATCACGCCATTTTACTGGATGCACGGCGGGGTCGGTGGAATTTTCCAGAATTAAAGGAGATAGCCTATGAAGAACACGAATACTGGGAGCCAGACATGGTGTTGGTCGAAGCGAAAGCGACGGGTACACCACTCATTGACGAGTTGCGGTTACGCGGTATTCCGGCTTTGGGATTTTCTCCGGGCAAGGGGAACGATAAAATAACAAGGATGCACATGGTTGCGCCATTATTTGAAGCTGGTATGATATGGGCACCGATGCATGAGAAATTTGCTGATGAAGTGGTCGAAGAAGTTGTTTCATTTCCTAATGGCGATCATGATGACTTTTGTGATAGTATGACATTAGCACTGATGCGTTTTCGTCAGGGTGGGTTTATATATCTACGTGGTGAGAACGAAGACGAAACAGAATGGAGGCCCCGTAAAAGGGTGTATTATTGATGGCATTACCACCTAACATGGTCACTCCAGGTTTAGATCTGGACGACACAGAAGGACTACCAGATGTAGAAATTCCTATCAACGCACCAGAAGAATTTGAAGGTGGTGCAGAAGTTATAGAGGATGGAATGGGTGGAGCTATAGTTCAGGCTCTGATGATGGCAGATGACATGCCGGAAGAAGAGTTGATACCGTTTGATGCCAATCTTGCGGAGTTTCTGGACGACACAACACTTGGTTCGTTGTCTTCAGAACTGAGAGGATCATACAAAGATGATCTCGATTCAAGATCTGAGTGGGAAGAAACATATGTCAATGGCCTTGACCTATTAGGTATAAAGACAGAGGACAGGACAACGCCGTTTGAGGGGGCAAGCGGTATTACCCACCCGATGGTAAGTGAGAGCGTCACACAGTTCCAAGCACAAGCATACAAGGAACTGCTCCCGTCGGGTGGGCCAGTTAGAACTAATATCGTGGGTTTGAAAGATGCGGCAAGAGAGGATCAAGCTACACGTATTAAAGATTTTATGAATTATCAGATTACGGAAGTCATGGAGGAATACGATCCTGATATGGATCAGATGTTGTTTTACTTACCGTTATCGGGATCAACGTTTAAGAAAGTATATTTTGATCCTACAAAGCAGAGGGCAGTATCGAAGTTTATTCCCTCACAAGACTTGGTTGTTCCGTATTCAGCTACGGATCTGGCGACGGCGACGAGGGTTACGCATGTCCTACGCATGGATGAGAACGAAGTTAAGAAGATGCAGTATGCGGGGATGTACCGTGATATTGATCTAAAAACATCAGAAGAAGTAGAGGACAGTGCTGTAAAACAAAAAGTCAACGAGCTAGAGGGTTTGTCAAAGAACTATAGCGACGATGTGTTGACGATTTTGGAAATCCATGCAGATCTGGATATAGAAGGATTTGAGGACAAGGATCCCACAACAGGAGAAACCACAGGCATAAAGCTTCCTTACATTGTTACGATTGACGAGAACTCCAACCAGATTTTGTCTATTCGTAGAAATTACAGGATGGATGATCCTATTAAAAAGAAAACTCAATTCTTCGTGCATTACAAATTCATGCCTGGTTTGGGTTTTTATGGGTTTGGTTTGATTCACATGATTGGTGGTCTGGGCAGAGCAGCTACCAGTTTGCTTCGTCAGTTGATTGATGCAGGTACTCTAGCTAACCTCCCTGCTGGTTTTAAGGCCCGTGGAGTGCGGGTACGCAACGATGATGAGCCACTACAGCCTGGAGAGTGGAGGGACATTGACGCCCCAGGAGGGAGCATCAGAGACGCTATCATACCTTTACCGTACAAAGAACCGTCTGGTACTTTGGCCACAATGCTTGGCGGATTGGTACAGGATGGTCGTCGTTTTGTGGCGTTAGCCGATCAACAGATTGGCGATATGAATAATGAGATGCCTGTTGGTACGACCGTAGCTTTGATTGAACGTGGCATGAAAGTCATGTCTGCAATTCACAAACGTCTGCACTACGCACAGAAAACGGAGTTTCGTTTACTGTCGCGTATCTTCGCCGAGAACCTTCCTCCGATGTATCCGTACGCGGTCGCGGGTGCACCGTC